CTGCGTCTGCTGTATCCCAGCGCAGAGTCATAGTTGCTGCTGCTGTGGGCCAGGGGTAGGCTGCGGCCAGTTCCCAGGCTGGGATAAAGTCTGTGCCAATGGCTTCATTGTATCCAAAGATGTTGCGGACTTCATTGCCCGCACTCTTGCCCAGTGCGACTGAGGTTTCCCAATTTATGTATTTTTCGTTATTGCCGGCCATCTATTAAGTCCAGGGCCTCCCTGTCTGTAGGGCTCCTGTATTCTCGTCATCGTCTGGATTGATGTCGTTGCCTTCGTAGGGGTTAGGTATCTGTGTAGCATCAAGAGTGTATCTATCGTTAGCACTTGATCCAATATTAGCAACGCTATCTGCTAGTCTCTTAACACTGGCTATTCTCAACTTGCGATTCTGTCTAACTTCTTTGGTATTAGTTGATGTTAGATTCTTTTTATCGTCGATACAAAGAATAGTATCGCCGCCTATTAGTCCTAAGTTTCCAGCACCGGCTGCAATAGGATCACTACCGTTAGCAACATCTGTGATACTTGTGTCACGCTCAAGTGCTATATCATAGTCACTGTTTGTTAATACTCCTACTGTAGGATCTTCGTCAGCAATTATAAGAGTAATAAGGCTAACAAATGTAGCAGTATCAGCCGCGGTAATAGTTCCACGCTTGCCTGTAAGTCCTCTATAGTTGAGTGTGATGTTTGCCATTAGTTGTTCCCGTGAATTCTAGTAGTGGTGCCGCGAATGTCATCCACGTCCTTGGTGCCCTGCCACGTGTCAGCGCCAGCATCGTGTGTTACTGCATTAACACCTGCGATCTTTTGTTTAGGCGTGTTACCATAGGCTGTGTCTTCCGTGTCAACTACGTCAGCAATCTGTTTGAATCGCTTTACGTCTTTTTCTTCGTATCCTTCTGGATTAGGATCAAGATCATTTACAATTTCTTGTGAATCTGCTTGATCAATTATATCAAGGATACTACGGATTATTTCACTTATTCGCATATATTTGTTCTCCAGTAGTATTTAGTTAAATACACACATGTTCAAATTAATTAAGCGTTGGTGGAAAAGCATTGAAGAATGCGAGGAAACTCTTGCAAGACAGGGCATACACAATTTCACTGGCTACTTTGGGCAAACCTTTATTCTAAGAGCAGATAATGATAGACAAGAAACCAATAAACGAACTGCTAAAAAATCTAAAAGATAGCGGCAAGTATAGAGTATTCAACGACATAATTCGCGAGCGAGGTGATTTTCCCAGCGCGATCTGGTATGGCCCCTACAACATCAAGAAGATTGTGAATTGGTGCTCCAATGATTACTTGGGCATGGGACAGCACAAGGTTGTGATCGATGCCATGCACACCGCACTTGATCAAACAGGATCGGGAAGTGGCGGAACAAGAAACATAGGTGGCACGTCACACTATCACGTTGCTCTCGAACACGAAATTGCAACACTACACAACAAGTCAAGAGCATTGCTATTCACATCAGCCTACGTGGCTAACGAATGGAGCCTTATAGCTCTTGCTAAGATTATACCAAATATAGTTTTCATATCTGACTCAAAAAATCATGCTTCTCTGATAGAGGGCATAAGACACAGCAAGGCACCAAAAGTCATATGGCAACATAATGATCTAGAACAGTTGGATGAACTGTGTGCCAGTGCTGTTCTTGCAGGACAAGCACCTTGCATAGTTTTTGAATCAGTATATTCAATGGATGGTGACATATCTCCTATGAAGGAGATCTGTGATATTGCTGACAAGTATAGGGCAATTACCTACATTGATGAAGTCCATGCCGTGGGGTTATACGGCGAACATGGTGGAGGCTGGACGGAACAGTTAGGGCTACAATCCCGAATTGATATAATCAATGGAACCCTTGGAAAGGCATTTGGAACGCAGGGTGGTTATATTGCCGCCGATGCTGAAGTTATTGATGCCATACGTTCAGTCTCCTCGGGCTTTATCTTTACTACATCAATGAGTCCTGTTACCTGTGCGGGTGCAATGGCTGCAATTAAGTATCTAAAGGATCACAATGAAGTAAGAGAAAAGCATCAGGAAAGGGCAAGAAAACTAAAACACAGACTACAAAAGAACGGCATCGAAGTCATGGAATGTTCAACAACGCATATCGTTCCTGTTCTAGTTGGTAATGCCAAGAAATGCAAGAGCATGAGCGATACACTTCTTAATGAACATAATATCTATGTTCAACCCATTAACTATCCTACCGTTGAGGAAGGCACGGAGCGACTAAGATTTGCTCCTACTCCTTATCATGATGATGGAATGATTGAGGATCTTATTCTTGCTTTGAAGTCTGTGATTGAACAGCATCAGCATCAGGACTAAGCCTAAACTGATCTTCCATATTGTCAGGCATACCAACTTCAAATATAATACTGTTTGCTACTAAGGCCTCTAACTTGTGAGGACTCATTTCTGCAATATCGATTGTTTTTCCTTCTTCGATGACTGCTTCCTGAGTTTCACCTGTGGTTACATTTGTATAAGTCATTTTGAATCTACCAGCATTTACAAACCAACTCTTGCGTTTAACCTTATGAATCATCATAGGGCAGGTTGCGCCTGCCTTATCAAATATTAACATTTTTCCGCAGTAGTGCTCGGTAGATGACCATATCACTTCATAGCCCCACGATCTTGTAAGTTTTCCTTGTGGTGTTAGTTTCATGTTCTTTTCTCTATAATTTGATCAATTAATCCATATTCCAATGCTTCGGTAGGACTCATAAATTTATCACGTTCCATGTCTGCTGCAAGTTGATCAAAGGTTTTTCCTTTGCTATTATGCTTGACATAAATTTCCGTAAGTTCCTTTTTCATCTTAAGGATCTCTTCAACTTGAATTTGCATATCAGTTGCCTGTCCTCTTGCGCCACCACTTGGTTGATGTATCATATGCCTTGCGTTTGGTAACATAAAACGCTTTCCTTTTGCACCTGCTTGTGCCAATAACGATCCCATTGAACACGCTTGGCCCATTACATATGTCTTCACATCTGGTTTGATAAATTGCATTGTATCGTAGATGCTCAATCCAGCAGTAACAACTCCTCCGGGACTATTAATAAAAAGTGAAATATCTTTACCTGTGTTTTCGCTTTCTAAAAATAGAAGTTGAGCCACAACAAGATTTGCCATGTAATCCTCGACAGGACCATTCAGCATGATAATTCTTTCTTTAAGTAATCTACTATAAATGTCAAAGGCTCTCTCGCCCTTGCTAGTAGATTCTACAACCATTGGTACTAATGACATTATGCTTTTTCCTTTTCTAATTTATTTTTACTATTATATTGTACATTCTGTTCTTTGTCAAGAACTGTTTTTTGCCAGTAAGGATCATTCCTTAACCAATCATAGTATATTTGGAATCCTTCCTCAACATCAACCTTTGGATCAAAACCAAAATGTTCTCTGGCCTTTGTTATGTCCAATGCTCCTCTGCTTGGAAAGTCTGCATCCTTATCTCTTACTTCTATGTTACCCTTGCCCGCAAGTTGAACTGCAAACTGTGCTGCCCTGTGTAGTGTCACGGAATGGCTCTTGGTAATGTTGTATGTTTCATTGGCTGCCCTTTCGCTTAGGGTTGCCTTGACTATACCATCCACGGCATCATCAACGTAGGTAAAGTCCAGTGTTTCGTTCTTGCCATTTACCTTTAGGGTTCCACCTCTCATTGCCGTTAATAGAAACTTGCTGATCACTCTGTCCTCAACATCGAGAGGGCCATAAACGGCACTGGGCCTTATTATGGTATGCTCCAATCCATGCTTTCGGGTATAGTCTCTTATCAGCATTTCGCCGGCCAGTTTCATTATCGCATATTGTCCCTGTGGATTGCACGTTGAATCCTCAGTCACATAATCCTCAAAGTCTCCATACACCATGCTGCTTGAAGTGTATATAATTCTTTTAACAGAATACCTTAGGCAACATTCCAATATGTTTAGCAGTCCTTCGCTCATTACCCTTGATGCAACAGCAGGATTTGCATTCACTACCTTCTGCCTTGGAAAACTGGCAAGATGTATTATGGCTTCTGGTTTAATATTTTCAATCACACGCTCCACTGATACTGTATCAGCAATGTCCATGCTGTATGTGAATATTCCAGGAATCTTTTTTCTGCGCTCAGCGACAAGATGATTCAATTCTGGTATTGGTATGATTCCATAATTGGTTGCGTTATCTATTATGAATGCTTCGTGCCCAAGATCCACCAATTTTCTTACAACATTATGTCCTATTAGGCCCAATCCGCCCGTAACAATTATCTTCATACTATTATTATATGCTCGTGTGTTAAAAAATTCAACAAACTTGGCAGTTATTTCATCCAAAATAATCTATAAAAGGACTTGACAAACACGGACAAATTTGCTATAATGTATGTATTAATTAGGCAAACAGAAAGGCGATAATATGGCATTTGAAACTACAGCACTAGACAGAATCAATCGACAGTTCCGTGAAATGAACGCAGTTGCTCCCAATATGCACTGGTCACACGGTGTTCTCTGGATAGATACTAACGATGAATCACATCTTACAATTATTAAAGACGCTATGCTAGAAGACGTTTTGGACAGAAAATACACTGTTCAATTTAACTGTCTAAAGGCTACCAAGACAGAACCTTGGGACCAATGGGCGATGGACATTGTGGAGGCTGCGTAATGAGTGAGATGGGTGATATGAAATTTACTACCGCTGGAGATATGATGCGAACACAACCACAGGACATTATTGCTAAACTGGAAGCAGACAACAGTCGTCTAGCAAAAGAACAGATAATTGAAGACGCAATGAACGAAGGACTAGATGAGTTCTTTGAAGGTGTTGCAATGTGTTTGGATAAGTTGCACACGTTTGGTGTCAAGCAGGTTCCTGAGAAAAAGGAAGACGCTGGACAGGGCCTTGCATGGAAACCATTTACAGAATTGGCAGAAAGTCTTTACAAGAGAGAACTAACTGGGCATGCGGCACAGGATGCTATTAAACTAGCGATGGATGTTGCTACACAGGAACAGTGGAATGGATTCTATCGTAGGATTCTTATTAAGGATCTGCGTTGTGGAGTGAGTGAAAAGACTGTTAATAAGATTGCTAAGAAATTAAAACTGGACAAGTATAAGGTGCCTGTGTTTGAATGCATGCTGGCACATGATAGTGCTAATCACGAAAAGAAACTAACGGGCAAAAAGTTACTAGAACCTAAACTGGACGGTGTGCGTTGTGTTACAGTTGTAGATTACCAACAGAAGACTGTTACACAATATACTCGTAACGGTAAGGTGCTAGAAAACTTTGGACACATCACAAAGGCACTTGAAGGATACATGGAAGAGATTGGACGTTCATATGTATTAGATGGCGAAGTTGTTTCAAACTCATTCCAGGATCTAATGAAGCAGGTGCATCGTAAGGACAATGTGCATGCAGAAGATGCCAAACTGTGTTTGTTTGATATCATTCCACTTGTGGAGTTCAAGGCAGGTGAAAGTGTTCAAGGACAGAAGCGCAGATCAAATATGCTAAAGACATTTGAAAAGATCTTTAGTGACACGGGCTGTATTGAAATTATTCCGCAGACTGAAGTTGATCTTGACACTATGGTTGGCGAGGTAGAGTTTAAGGACTTCAACAAGAAAATGGTTGAGGAAGGTTACGAAGGCATTATG